CCTCTGCCGAAGTGATCCGGTTCTTTGATTGGGCGTTCAAGAACGGCAAGCGACAGGCTCTCGAACTTGATTATGTACCGCTTCCTGATGCTCTTACCAGCCAGATCGCTTCTCGGATCTGGAACCAGATCAACAATAAGTAACGATGCCACAACAAAAAACCGCCCTAGGGGCGGTTTTTTTCTGACCACTTATCGGGATAGCTGGTGCCTGTCAATCCCCATCGCCGCAACACCAAGGTCAACCCAAAGCCTGCCGCAAAGAACACCACCACGATCATCGCGAACCATGTCATTGCGCCACTCTGACATCGGTATTGAGCGTGGGCCGCAATTCGCGGATCAGGCTACGCTCTAAGATGTGTGCTTCACGCTTGCCACGCACCACGGCCACGATCCCATAACGGAACGCGGCGGTGCCACGCTCGCGCAGGGCCTCGTACAACCGCCATGATTTCGCTTCGGTGCGGCTGCGATACAGATGCTTGTTCATGCGCACGCGCACACTTTTCAGCACCGTTGATTCAGTCTTGGCAGTGACTCCGATATAGAAATCGGAGTCCGATTCGATGCGATACACGATGTGCGTTCGATCTGTTCGTTTTTTACGAGGTTTTTTGCTAGCGTCCATACATACATTATACCAGAATTGAGATTTCTGGTCAACCAAGAAAAGTAAGTGCATACTAACATACATCACGACGTGATCTTGACAAAACCCTGGATCGATCAGGGTTTTTCCGTGACGTATCAGCCCAACTGCCTGCAGATACCCAGCCGCGATGACGGTATCTGGGACATCAGATTCCCCGAGGTGTCCTGGAACGATGATACCATAGTGGTCATGCACTGCCAGGATTTCCTCAATATCCAGGACGGGCGGTGCCGTGAGCTAGAGATCATACAGCATCATTACGGCGATCGATCGCCAAGGGTAGTGGTAGTGGTATGGAACGTGGGACTCGATCGTATCTATCACGGTGATCTACGGTTGATATATTTCCCCACTCACAGCTATTCGATCATACAGAATCTTCGTGACATCGCCCAGACCTGGCAGGCCGCCATGGTCAACGATGACAGATCCTATAAATTCCAGTGCCTCAATGGTGCCACTCGGGCGCATCGGCGTCGCGTGGTAAACAAGCTACGGGAATTTCCAGGGGGAACGGTGAGTTTCGGTGACGAGATCCCTTTGCCGGCCTGGCCTTACCATACCTATCGTGGCACAGAGAACGAAGACAATTTCCTCAGATTGCTGCCGGTGTATCAATCCTGCGACATCAACATAGTCACTGAGACGCAATATGATTGTTTCCCAGGCATCATAACAGAAAAAACCCTGTTAGCCTGGTTGGCCCGGCAGGTGCCTCTGATCATAGGTTATCCCAACATCGTCGGAGACACCAGATCTCTGGGATTCGACGTGTTTGATGACATAGTCAACATATCTTATGATCTAGCACCAGACGATATCAGAGCCGAGCTTGCCATAGACATCAATTCGGCATTGCTGACCACTGGCGTTGATCGATCACGGCTGGCAGCCAGATTAGATCACAATCAGCACCGGACCTTGGCCTGGCCAGAAAAACTCCGCGATGACTATCAAGCAGCATGCCTGGTCTTCGCTCAGGATCTATGAAACTCTGCTATATCCCCGATTGCGACCCAGCCCGGATCACGCCACTCATGACCGTGGATGTGCTGCTGGAGCGAGCCAACCGAGACTTGCAGGACGATACCAGTGGCGTGTTCCACAAAGTCATGATCATGCGTCTGAACTGGATAGTCAATGATCTGAGATACAACCCCATGCGCAAACCCATAGTGGTAGATCAGCATTGGCATACCATCGTGGGCGATACTCGACTCATGGCGCTTGACGTCTTGTCGCGTCGTGATCCCTTGCCAGTGCTGATAAAAACCCCAGTGCCACAGGGCGAAGTCATCGGTGATGTCGCGACATTGCGCTCGGTGCTGGGATTCGGCGAACACAGCACCATATTATGGAAACCAAAACATGTTGATCTGTTCCAAGATCCTATATATTGGTTTGACATCGGTGATGAATACACAGCGGGGCATTGGTTGGACGAAGATGCAGCAGCGATGGTAATGCAGAGATATCTAGCACGCGCCGATCTAGATTTCCAGTTCACGCGTGCCTGGTGCGGCGAAGCAGTGGATTGGTATGGTCTGTTGGATTAAATCGAATCCAACCAAGCCTTGACGTCGCCGTACAACGATACCATCACAGCATCGCGGCTGGAAAACAGCACTAATTTTCTTCCACGCGCATCGAGATAGTAAGGCCAAGTGAGTTTGCGGTCCAAGGCCAAGAGCGATGATTTGTTGATGTCTCGGTAATTGACATCGATGCTCCAGCAGTTCACGGCGGCCAATCTCAGGGCCTGATAACCAACAGATGTCAGCCTAAATCCGCCAGATTCCCGGATGTTACGGTACCAGGTCTTCATGGCTTCGTCTACGGATACATCGATACCAGCTGGTAGGAGCGTGATTATGACCTGCGTGATCTCACGACGATGAGGCATTGGGGTAGATAGTCTCGCCCCGGGTTAGCAGTACCACAGAAAAGAGATCGGTGTTGAACTGCTGATTGAGCTTGCGTGCGAGATTTATGGCGTGACCACGATTGCTGAAGCTGACCTTGCGATACTTGGGACCCGGGTAATTCACTAGAAGATTTCCGCTCTTGAGATTGATAGGCCGGTTGTCGTAAAAAACCGCCCAAATGCCATCGGCAGAAAGTACCTGTTCGCTGCGATAAGTACGCTTGTCTGTCTGTTCTATGATTACTTTTGGTTTGGGTCTGCTCATTCTTTTTCTCCTGTGTTATTTATCAATAACTCAGGTTAGAATGATCCTCCCTTGACTTCCAAGTCGATGACGTCAGGCACATTGACCTGTGTGGATCTCTGTGATTCTATCTCCAGCAAAAGACGTGTTATGTCCCTGTGTAGATCCTGCGCTTCGCGCAAGGTCAGGCTGACTTCATAGCTACGCCGGGATTCAGCGGCCTGGAGTTTTTGCAGGAATCTATTGATGTGCTGGCTCATGCACTGCGCGCCCGTTCGCGGCTGGCGTATGGACCTTGATACTGGTACCGGTCAAGCAGGATCAGCTTGGGGCAGAACACCAATCGCCAGGATCGATGTTGTTTTACCCGATACCATCCCGCAGCACGCCAGCTCTTGCTGCGTGGTTCGGTGGTCCACAACGGGATCTGGCGTTTAACGTCCCACAGAGCATTGTAGGCCAAGGTCTCGGTGGGATAACCATGCACCGATGACTTTGGTTCGCCGTCAGTGGTCACGGAGATATTTTCAAAATCAACACCAAATGTCTTGGCGATCATGGGTATGTCAGTGAATCTCCTGACGTTGCCGTGTATCACGACAGCATATCCCGAATCATCGGCTTGGATGTTCCCGATCTTCTGATCATGATCCCGTAGGATCCAGTATCGATCAGGTATCACTGGTTTGGCTGATATCATCTAAAACTCCTTGATAGTTTTTGTTGAGCCATCGGGCGTATTGCTCGGCGCTGTCACTGACGCGATTGAGTTCAAATCGGCTGCAGAATTTCATGAATCTCACACCCACCTGTCCGATGTCCCGATGGCTGACCTGTGTGCGTATAGCCTCATCTACTTGCTGTTGGATCGATTCGGGCTGGCTCCTCAGGCATATCAAAGAACGGTTGCGCAGATAATCGTCCAACACGCGATGCTCCACACCTTCATGATCAGTCCATCGGCTCAGCATGACATTGTTCCATGCATAGCCCTGGCGATCACGGTCTTGGAAAGCTTCCAGCAGCCCAGTGCGATTTTTAGTACCTTTGACCCTTACCCCGGGATAAGCGCTGAATACATTGTCAGTGGGATCGCCGCGCATGCATTTTTCAAACAGCAACCACTGGGAGTCAGGTATGATCTTGGGTGACTTGGTCTTTTTGTCTAGTGCTGGGTTGTTTTTGCTGTCAAGTATTCCATTGACGGTGATTAGTTCATCGCTGATTCCATTGTATTGGGTGACGTTCGATGCTATCAATTGCACGAAGTCAGTGTCACTGGATATTATGACATGATCATCGTTGGGGTGTAGATCTATCCAACGAGCTATGATGTCATCGGCTTCGGCTCTCTCGTGCCGTATCACCGAGCAGTTGGTTTGTTCAGCCAAGTATTTAGTAAAGACATCATAAGTCTCCCAGAATACGCGATCTTCTTCCTGTTCTCGTTCTGTGAGCGCGGCCCGGGCCTCAGCACGATTACGCTTATAGGGTGGATAGACATCTTTGCGCCAGCTACGTCCTTCCAGCGCGAATACCACATGATCGGCCTGGAACTTCTGTACCATTCGATTGATGCTGGTCAGTGTTATGTGTAAAGCATAGCCCACTTTCTCCCAAGAATCAGCGGCCCGGAAAGCAGCGTGCCGGGCACGGAAAAAAGTGTTGGCAGTGTCCATCAATAGATATCGCATCGTTCACACCATGAGGTTGTTTTTGATAATGTATTGTAGCATAAAACGCGCCCAGGCCGCATGAGCATCCGCACCAAAATGCCAAGAATCTGGTGCGACTGTGTCATGACCGTTGTTTTTTAGCCACGCATTGTAGGTGTGTTCTGGATCGTAGGGTTTGATATAACTGGCTCCCCAGTCTTTTTGGTCAGTAATCCCACCAAAATAGCTGTTGCCATTGAAAAAAATGTGTGCGATGGATCTCTCCAAGAGCTCTTGATGGAAGCTCCAGATCTGGTCATGGCTTTCACGCACAGATCGTTCCAAATCAACGCCAGCGATGAATTCTCTATAGGCGTCCTGATGACCGTCGGGAACTATATCCACGCCCGAAGCGTTGATCTGATAATAAACACCGTCTATCAGCCATTCAGTGCGTTCCCAGGTGCTCCACTGGATGATCACCAAAGTTTCGGGCCACCAACGTTGATTTTTTTCCAGCCATGCTCGAGTGGTGCGCAGGATCCTGGTGTTGGAACTGGCTGATTCTGCGTCCAGGTGCAGCACTGATTTAGTGGTCTCGCTGAGCCTTTTGGCCCAGCTCACTTTCAGATTATCAGGATGAGGTGCACGCCCCATGTAAAAATATCTCTGGTCATCTTCGGCGAACGCATGTGGATTGACTGCTTCGGCAGCAGCGGCATGGCTATCACCATTGACGTAGATCTTCATCGATTGACTATGCCATGTTCAGAGGCGTAATCCAGTAGAGCGTTTGCCCACGCGGTCTGGGCCGATTCATCGTAGTGATCTAGCCCAGGTGTTATCTCCTGATGACCATGCTTGCGGCACCAGTTGATGTAGGTCATGTCAGCGTCATAGGGATGAAAAAATGATTCCCCCCACTTTAATCCTTCCTGGGTATCACGGAAAGGCAACCAAGCGTTGAAAAATAAATGTGGGATTCTCAGATATTCTAGATAACCATGCAGCGTATAGATTCGATTGTGCCAGTAGTCGGTCATGGCCGTGATGTGATGGTAGTTGCGATGTCTCGAAAGATCCCAAGTATCAAATCTTCGTCGATAACGATCGGGCAGTGGGATACCCACACCTATCTTGTTGATCTCCCATATCTGGCCTACACCACGCTCGTTTTCTAACCACCATTGTTCTCGTTGTGGCTGTGTCCATCCAATGACCACTAGTCTGGGTTTGAGATTTTCATAATCCCTGGTAAAACGCAGGAATGCCATGGTGGTGTCAAAGATATAATCATTGCTGGCACCATCCTGCGAGAGATTGATGACATTGGTGGCCGAGCATCCAGCAGCGATCACTGCAGCGGTGCTCTTGGTAAGGTCATTGAGTTCGATACCAGTCATGTTGCTGTCACCATTGAACAGCACTGGAAAGTTTGGTTTGTACATGATTTTCCTATCGCGGACTTATTACTGGGCTGTCGTCACAACCCACAGGCGCTGTTTTTTCTCGTAGTATTTTTTCAGTTTCGGCAGCCACTACCCTGCGGCGCAGGCTAGAACTAGAGAAGCTGTGATCACGACCATTGAAAACGATCTCGATGCCACGTTGCTGGCATTCTTCGCGACCAGTGAAATCTCGCTGGCTGTATTCTACACCAAGGATGTGCACATCCACTGGCAAGATCAGCAAGAGATCGATGAGATCCTGTTCGGTCTGGTACACCACCACTTCGTCTACATGACGGCACGAGGCCAGCTGTATCTGTCGCTCCACGATGCTCTGCACCGGTCGGTTCTTGGTGTCGGGCCGATCTATAGTGGGATCGGTCTGCAGTCCCGCGATGAGGTAATCGCAGTGATTCCTGGCTTCGGCCAGCATGGCGA